TGGCTGTGGCCGATGCGGGAAGTTTAGCAACCAACGTCGGTGCAGTCGTGCTTGTGCCTATCACCTGCAACGTCGCGTCATCCCAAGTCAGGTTAGCAGACGCACCGAACGCTCCCCCGTCGTTGAACTGGACCTGCGTATTCGACCCAGATGGACTCGCTGCAACAGTGTCAAACGACAGATTTCCTGCGCCGTCAGTTTTGAGGAACTGGCCGACAGTTCCATCAGCTGTCGGAGCTTGCAGCACAGTTCCTTTTCCGATTTGTGTTGAAACAAATTGGGGCATCTCAATCGCCTTGTTGCATGAACATTGTTTGATTCAACCAAAATGGAACGCAGGGCTTTTGGCGTTTTTTTCTGCACACTCCTGCCATGTCATGTCGTTGCCGTGTAGACGTTGCTTGCTGCGTTATTGTTGCCAGCGAGGTCTGTGCAAACTGCCGATGGAACTTGAACGGTTACATTCGTCCCAGAAATTGTCGGAGTCACCGTGAGCGTGTAGACGGCCCCCGAGCCTGTCAAAGCATCTGCAGAAGCAGTGTTACGCTTTTGGTACACCCGTTGTCACGGCCATGACAAGAATTTCCGTAGCCGAAAATCCGTATCCGACATATCCGAGGTATTCGGTCGAGGCAAGATCGAGAACTGGCGAGATCCCGCCGGCTGTTGAGATAACATAAGTTTCACCAACAGAAACGACCGATCCCACTGTTACGCGAGCATTTTCTTGCACGTACGAAATTGGTTGACCGGCTACAGATGCTGTGTTGACTGCAACGCCAATTATTCGCCCAGTGCTTTCCGCAGTTTTGTCCGATTTTTTGATCAAATTGTCTGCAGAGTCAAGAAACACGCTTTGACCAGCGTTAATTGGTTCGCCAGCATTTCCCGTGCGAACCGAAGTTTCAAATCCGGGGGTTACGAGCACGTCACTCGGTGTGATTACCAGATCGGCCATTGCTCGCCTCTTTGTCAGGATCGATTAAGTTTTGTAGCTGGCTCAACTCTTCAATAACACGTTTCATCATGTTGACGGCCGTTACATTCGAAGGCAAGACACGTCGACAAGAAAGAAAAATCGCTAACTCTCGAATCTTTCCAACGCGTTGAATGACTTCGTCGGAAAGGTCGCGGTTGAAACCTCGTTTCCGCGAGCGTTTTCCGGCGTCCTGTTCCACGGCCGCCTTGGCCTGTTTCACGCGTTCGGTTGCCGAAGGCGTTGTTTTGGTCGCGTCTTTGGTTTTGGGCGTTCCTGACGTGTTCACGTCGGCGGGGGTAGAGTTCACTGTTCAGTATTTCTCTCTCAAGCAGAATGGCCGGCTGACGCGCCGGGTTTCAAGCCTATTTCCAGCGTTGACTCGAACGGGTCCAAAAATAGCGTTTTGGCTCGCCGACGCAAGATGTGTACATCGGATAAGCGCGGCGCACGAACCCTATAAATAAAGAGATAGCTCTAAAGGGTTCGTGCGCCGCGCTTAAGATTTGTCCACTATTTGTTTACACCACTTTGTTCACTATTTTGCTTCTGACTGGTGAACAAAGTTCAGCATATTGATAGTGTACGTTTATTTTTTCTCTTTCTAGCTTTTTTTCAGTGACCAACTCAAATGGCCGTGTCCGCGCTCCCAACTCGACACTAATCCAACCTTTTCAAGCTTCTTCAGCAGGGCCTGCACGCCCCGTAACTTCATCCCTGTCAACTTCGAAAGTACGTCACTCTGTACACTACCTCCTTCAGCCGCGAGGGCATCCAGAACCGCGCCGACGTTCTTTGTCATTCGAACGTAGTTGCCGGCTTTGGGCATTTCCTCGATACGCTCCCAGACAGGCAAGTCACTCGGGTACTTTGACAGCAGTAAAACTGGAATTCCGTTCTCAAGATACATTCTGGATCGGTGCAGGCACTGTTCCAGTTCCGCTCGAATCATTCGAACTTGTTCCTCACCGATCTCAGTGTTCGGGTCCGGCCCCCAAAAGCTGATGCGCTTCTTTTGGCCGGCTGTCGGTTGCCAGACCATCTCGACAAAGCTGGGGTCGCTGAACTGCAACGCGCCGGGGTCTGAATACGCAAGTCGCTCTCGGACACACTCGACGGGCATTCGGTAGGTCGCACAGACAATCAGCAGGTCCATCGACGTCCACGCGTTGGATCCGCGAGTCGTGCTGCCGCCGAACCAATCCAGCATCTGGATCTTCGGCCGCAGGACCGGGTGAATGTGCTCATCAACTTCCTTCGCAATCGTTTGGTGCGTTATCAGGCCAATCGTGCCTATTTCTTTTTGCGACAAGCCAAGCGCGTTTACGTTCAGGAGCAGTCCGTTCAACCGTTGAAGCATCCGCTCCTTCGACCGCCCGTTTCGGCCACTATCGACCGCCCACTGTATCGCCGGCGTTTTGACCGCGGGACGGCCTCTGTCGCCTTTGGTGCTAACGTCCCTTCCTATGACGCGTGACAACGTGGCGGGGGTGCTGGACGCGTCTGTGCAAAGGATAGTCTGTTCCGGGTTCACGACGTTTGACAGGTTAATCTGAACGCCGCTTTCGCCTTTGAACACGCTCAGAAATCTTGAATCGTCGATATCTGCAGGGTGAAGCCCGCAAAGTTTCAAGAGCGTAAAAAGGTTGACCGGCTGCCAGTCGTCGCCAAGCAGCCGTTTTCGTTCTGCTATCGCGTCAATCATAAACCGTGCGGCTGTGCGTCGGAATCCCTGCACCTGCACGCGTGTGTGAGCAGCAATCTTGGAACTGACGACGTGGACTAGATCGACAACGGTATTTGTTTCGGCCGTCAACCAATCCGCGATGTGTTGCGTCAGGATCCGCAGAAAATCGATCGGTGCGTCGAAGTCGTATCCGTGCAGCCGTTGCTGCTTTACCATGTCGGCTATCGCCACTTCGCAGCAGTCTCGCACCTGTGCAAGTTCAACCAGCGTGTATCTCACAACGGGGTTGAACGCAGCTTCCGGTGACTCGTCAATGATCACCACGGGAAGCTGTTTCTTGCCGCTCATCAGCCGTGTGCTGGCTATTTTGTCGAACCCCTGCAGTGCCAGACGCTGCGTCGTGCAGACGTGTACCCGCATCTCCTTTACCTGCTCAAAGTCGTGCAGGTACATGCCAGACGTTTCTTGGCACTTGGCGAAGTGTGGGCATCCGCCGTGCCCGTCGTAGCAGTAGAACTTCGACAGCCCCAGCTGTTCGGCCTCGGCCATCGGCGGATGGTGGCAGTTCGGCTTCTCGCCGGCGCCGCAGTGTCCCAGCACCGTCAGCTTGGGAAACTTGTCAATCGAATAAAACAGATCGATACCGTAGGCCCGTTGAACGATCTCCGCTGCTTGGCTGTGCGTCGTCGTCGATATCACCACAGGAGCTTCGGACGCGGAAGCCGCCTTCAGGAAAGCCTCCGTCTTCCCAATCGACGGCGGCGCCGAGTTCAGCCACACGCCTTTATGTACGTCTGGGTACTTCACAACAGACAGCACGTCCCGATGGGCCACCTGCCGCAGTTCTTCGAGCGTGTGCTTGCCGTTCAAATGAAGGTATAGCTTGATCGGGAATCGTGGCTTAAGGTTCTCCGGCATCAACGCGTAGCCGATCTGGTTCGTCCCACGCCCGGCGATCGCGTTGTCTATGGCGTCGGCGATCTGCCGATCGGGGTCGTCCTTCGTATTCTCCCCCTGACAGAATTCTTTGTCCCACCACTCAAGAAATTGCCTCGCCAAACTGCTATCAAGCATCGCGTAGTTCACGCACGCCTGCATGGCCGCTTTGTAGAGCCACGTATGCCGGACTCCCTGCCCCGGCTTTTCCCATGCTCCGGTTTCGTAGTTGTCCAGATGGGCCTGCTGGCAGCGTTCAAACCGCTCCAGCATCGGTATCTCTCGCAACCAGTCTGGCTCGTCTTCCGGTGTGGGAATCGGATCTCCTGTCCGCATGTCAACGGTTGGGAACTCTTTGAGAGCAGAAAGAACTAACGTCGTCTCGCGGCTGACCGCGGATAATGGGTTCGGATCTTCGAGCGTTTCAATGAACAACTGGATCCCGCGCTCTTCGCCCACAAAGACTCCGTCGCTATCAACGAATCGGCTCCACCAGTCAACATCCTTGTACTTTCCGGGCAGCCGGATGAGGCTCCCAGTTTTTTTCTTGCCCTTCAGCTTCCCAGACCGTGGATAAACCTCGATCTGCTGTTTGTTGGCAGTCGTGCGTCCCTGTGCTCGGTCAACACGCGAAGCAATGTACTTCGCTACGCCATACAGAATTTCGCCGGGCACCGGCCCATCGAAAAAAGCCCAAACGTGATACGATCCGCTCGGGCCAGACATCTCAATTACACTGTTGACCGCGTGCCGTTTTAGAATGTCTTGGATCTGGCAAGCCGCTTCGAGGTTCAACTGGGGAAGTGTCGGGTGATCGAGTACCGTGTCGGGCTTGGCGTCGATATCGAAGCACAGGAACCGGCCGTAACACTCGCCGTCAGGTGCCTCGCCAAGCAGGTACAGGCCGCAGCAACGCCCCTTAAAGTGACGTAGCAGGACGGAGCGAAACAAACGCCGCCGTTCGCCTATGTCGGTGACGCCCTCGAATCGCTCCGGTGCGTAGCCACCGTGTCGGTAGACCGGGATCACGTCGTTGGCGAAAGCGTAGCGATAGACCTTGTCAGCCAGAATCTCTGAGTAAGCTTCCCAGCAATTGACAGGAGTTATCTTTGACTTTAACATCTGTTTGCCTTTGAGCAGGTGCTTGGCTTACAGCCGGCAGTGAAACCCAACTCGTCACTGCCGGCTATTTTTTTGTTTCACCACATCTCTTTGACGTCGAAGAACGAGCTTCCTGCTTTTGGCTTTACCAGAACCTTGTCGGGTATGACAAGCCTCTCTGAGTTATTTCGAAGCTCTTTGACAGCTTCCTCTGCGGTGTTGGGAATCGTGTGGTTCGGCAGCACACGCGAAAACCACTCTTCGAACTTCGAACGTGCCCATCCTCGATGCTCTGGGCACTTCCAAGTGCTCTCCGTCGTCATCCCACACACGTAGTCGACGCGGATCGTCTTCGGTGCACTTGGTTCTCCCTTCTTAGTCCATACCTTGAAGTCAATATCGACCACTCGGAACTCGGATATGCTACGTTCCAGAAGGTCGCCATCGTCCGCGACTTCGCTGGCCCGAACAGAGATGGGCTTCAGGTAGTCGCAGTTCCAGCAAGTGCGGTTGCGTGCCTTCTTTCCGTTCTCGTCCAGCTTCCAGTTCGCATTGACGCACTCACAATTAGGGCACTCCCAAGCCTTGTTCTCCTCGCGTTTCTTTTTTTTGTCGCTTTGATCCCCTTCGTCATTTTCACAGATGTCATCCAGCGGCCCATGCCGGCTGACGTTGTTTCCAAAGTCGAGGACATAAAACTCCTTCTTCGTCTCGGTCACGCGCAGGCCGCGTCCAACCATCTGTACGTAGAGTCCGGGCGAAGCCGTTGCACGCAGCAAGACGATAAGGTCGATGTTGGGCGCGTCGAAGCCGGTTGTCAGAACGCCCACATTTACCATGAACTGAATATCGCCGTTTTGGAAACGCGTCAGCAAATCTTCGCGTTCTTTCTTCGGCGTACCTCCGTCAACCATCTCAGCCGACTTGTCGATCGACCGTAATGCTTCAGTCACGGCCGAAGCATGGTCGAGCGACGTTGCAAAGATCAGGACGCTCTTGCAGCCGTGTTCTTCGCATACGTTAAGTATCGCGCTCAAGTGCTCAATCAGCAGGCTGACGAATTCGGACGTCATTTCTTTTGTGTCGAAGTCACCTCGCGAAATCTTCGCGACCTTCGTATTGACAGAGCACTTCGATCCGATATTCAGCGGGCGGGCAACGTAGCCCTCGGCTATCAAGTCAGTCACTGGCAAGCGGTAAGACACGTCGTCAAACAGCTTCTCGTCGTCACCAGCGAACTCGCGATATACCAGTCCTCCTTCGAGTCGGTACGGCGTAGCCGTTAAGCCAATGATCCGAATCGTCGGGTTGGCCTTCTCCAGTTCAGCGAGAAAGGTTCGGTACATCCCCGCCGCGCGAGTCTTCACGAGGTGGGCCTCGTCAACGAACACCAAATGAAATTTGCCGGCCATCAGCAACGCATCCGCGTCTTTGTAAACCGACTGAATGCCGGCAAAGATCGCATCGCTCGTGTAATCGCGTGTTCCAACGCTGGCACTGTTAATTCCAATGTCCAACTCTGGAGCCATCGCGACAAGCTTTGCATGGTTCTGCTCGATGAGTTCTTTCTGGTGCGTGAGCAGTAAGACGCGGACCTTTCGCTTATCACCCCAGCGTGTAAGTGCTTGCCGCATCATTTCTGCCAAGACGATTGACTTTCCCGATCCGGTTGGCAGTTCAATTACTGGATGCTTATCAGGATTCCGACGCATCCAAGCCCAAGTTTCTTCAATGGCCGCTTTCTGATACCAGCGACATTTAAACATGTAATCTCTCCCTCTATCGACGCAAAAGGCGGGAGGCCAAAGCCCCCCGCCAGTCAACAACGGTCAGCGTCGTGCTGCGTCAGAAAGGACAGTCCTCGTCGTCCACCTCGCTCGCGACCGCCGGCTCTGCCGGCTCCTGTCGTGAGGCACCCTCCACAGGCTCCGCCCGTCGCTTTGTTGCGTTCTTCGCCGCGTAGAAGCCATCCCGCTTGACCTGCATAGTGGTCTCTTGCTTCTTCTTGTCGCGGAACTGGACCAGCTCAGCCTTAAGCATGCATCCTTCGAGGTCTGACGGATCCTCGGGGTCTACTCCACACGCGGCAATCAATCCCGTAATCATTTTGCCGTGGTAGCCGAGCCAACTCGGATCCCCGTCGTATTCGGTCCCGTACCAACTGTGATACTCTTCGCCCTCGTAGCGTCCGCTCACTATACGCAGAACGATGTTCAAACCCCTGCCGCGTCCGTTCGCAGTTGCTGCTTCCCAGCACTTCTTGACTTCAACGGTGTAAATCCCGTTCGCAATGATCGTCGGTGCTGGAAACTCATTGTCATCGCCGTGCTCGTCGGCATTCTTTTTTGCTCTGTCAGCAAATCCCATAGTTCTTAACCTCTTTGAAAAAGTCATTTACTCGGAAAAAGCGTACTGCTTGTAGCTGTCCCAAGTCGGTTCAATAACGTCGGGCATCCCGCACCGATTTTTGGCGATCCAAGCTGGCGCTTCGGCAGTGTAAATCTGCCGGTCGCCTGTTGCAGTTGTCTTGATCGTCTTCCCGCGTGACTGCTTGACTTCTTTTTGGCTTTGAACGTAGTTCATGAACAGAACTTCGTCGCACCACTCAACAGTCGGGTCGATCAAGTCTTTGTGAAGGCGAGGCCGGTATCGATCGTACGGCTCAAGCCGTGGATCCTTGAACTGGCTCACCTCCGCGTGTGCGATCAAAACGATCATCACGTTGCGTTGTTGCTGCAACGCAGCGAGGGCACTGAGCGAAGCGTTGAAGAGGTGGACCATCTCGTCAATACCCTTGCCCCAATCCACCTGTTTTGCAGTCGAGACTCCAGCGTGCATTGCAACCTGTGCGTCTGCGAACTGTTGCAGCTGGTCAGCCGCGTCGACGACGATCGTCCGGTAGTCGTGATCGTCGTAAAGCTCCTCGCACATACTCATGAAGTCGAGGTAGTCTTCGACTTGCACGCTGTGAGTGTCGATATTCTTGAGGCCGTGCTCCAAGTCAATGAAAAGCGGTTTTGGAAATGAAGCCGCAAGCGTCGACTTGCCGACGCCTCCGACGCCGTAGATCATGACCCTGCGGGGCTTTTGCTGTCGCCCCTTGGTGACTTCTCTCATTCTCTCTCCCTGTTACAAGATTCAAACGGGTGACCGTTTCCGGCCGCCGGCACGCCCGGCGTCTCCCCTGTTACCTGTTATCGGCACGGTGGACAACGGACTTGAGGACGCGACCGCCGTTTTTTCAAAAATACGCAACTCAAGCCGCGGTCGTTCTTTGTCAATGTCAACATGTGTAATGTCGACCGAGCGAAAGCTCCTGTCGTTTGCAACTACTCCGCCCTTCTCAAGCGCATCAAGCGTTGCTTTTAAGAAGTTGGCCGTGTCAAACATGTAGCTGGACGGATAAGCAAGAATCTCAATCCGAAGGTTCCCGACCAGCTTAAGCTCGCTAATTCCAAGCTGTTTGCATCCTTTCGAAATATGCGTGTAGAACTTGCGGCCAGCGTTGCTCAATCGTTTTCCGCCCCCGCGCTTTCCGACATACAGGGCATTAACTGAAGGAGGCTGTGGTATCGTCAGGACAACCACAGCCTCCGTTTCGTACATGCCTCGCGTCTTATCCCTCAGACTCTCGAAGTCCATATCTCGCTTTCGGCACACTGAAGTCTTCGCGATGAGGAAACGCAGGATCAAACTGCGATTCCCGATGTGTCTTTACGCAAGTCCTACAATATACATAAATGATTTGAGAAGTGTGATTTTCGCCAACCACTGCATCTTGAACGTGGATTTGCTCTTTAGGGGTTTCTTGGTTGCATATACAGCACTTCATCCGTCGATCTCCTGTTCGACGAAGCAGCGGAGGCAATACAGGTGCGAACAGTCTTTGTCCCAGTACGCTTGTGGCACACTGTCTTTGCACCAGTTGCAGACAAGGCATCCATACCCAGCCACGATAGCCCTTGAGCTTTTGACCGCGCGAAGCTGTCGCTCCATCTTTTCGATCTGTTCGATTGCACGCGGTATGACGGGATCGCACACAGTGTGCCCCAGCCTTTTCAGCCCTTCCGTTACGGTCTCAGGTTTCATTCTCTCTCTCTCTCTCTTTCTCTCTCTCTTTTAAAGCAGTGGAAACGAGACTTCGAACTTGCTGCATCTGGCAAGGTCTCTCGGATCGAACCAACGCCTCTCTTCGTATTCTACATCGAGCGTGAAGTAGTTTACTTGTGCAAGAACGTACATCAGCGGCTCCCCGTCAAAGCACGAAAAGCCTATCAGCTTGCCTACAAATCCATCCTCAATCGATCTAAAGTAATTGTTTATTTCGAAAGAAACAAAACGCTCACTCATCGCCGCCGCCCCCCTTCAGTGTTCCGCGTGCGATTGCTCCCAGCGTCTGCGTAGTCACAGCGACTTCTGCCCCATTGCCTCTGCCACTTGCACGGCGTTCGATACTCTTTAAGGCATCACGCAGCCGCTCAGTCTCGGTCTCAAGACGCTCAATCTCGAATCGACGATCTGACGACACCTTAAACCACTTGTGCGCAGTCTGTTCAGCGGTCAGTAATTCTGCCTCCGACTTCAGCAGCCTGTCAATTAATCCCTGCATGTAAACGCCTGCCGCAGTGTTCTTCAGCGTCATCTCACACCGCTCTCGCACCCACGCACAGAACTCGGAGTCTGTCATATCGCATGTGACACGCGACCAAGCATTAGTGCTTTCACTCATCGTCGCCACCGCCGTCTGGAACCAACCGAATTAACCGGCTGATGCAGTCGACAACGGACTCTCCATCTAACGGCCCATCGTTGTCCCACATCCCGTTGTCATTTTCGTCGGTCAGAATGAGGTAGGGTCTAATCGACCCACCTTGCAACCGGATCGTTAGATTCCAATCGTCGGGCAGTCGATCCAGAACCTGTTGCAGCAACTCGCCCGGAATTGTCCACTGTTTGTATTCGTCACTCATAAGCTTCTCAGCCTTTCGATTTCGTCAGACAGTTCGATAAGTTTATGCGTCAGATCGTGGTTACGCTTAGCCAGTCGCTGCCTCTCTGCTGACTCGCGTTCCGCTTCTGTAAATAGTTCGCGCAACCACTCAATTGCAGTGTGCTCGCTGTAGTCGTTCAGCAGTTCTCTAAATGTTCTAATCTGCGAATCGACCTGATCTGACCGCTCACTCATCGACTTCCTCCTCAATGTAGTGCTCACAGTATTGTGAAATCGCAGCCGCCTCTCGGCGTTTGATCTCTGCGTTGTCGATCAGTATCGGGGCAAACCAAAGCCGCACTTTGCGAGTGTACTCGACGCCTCCGCCTGCACACGGTAAGCCTTTCCAGTGCCAGCAAGGCAGGCTTGCATGCCCTATCGGCCGAATATCTGGGACGTTGTCGCCGATACGCATGATTGAAAAAGGGCCGCCAGAAACACTGAGTACCTCCGGGTATCCTTCCCGCGGCGGGCCACTTGATGGCCCCCAGAATACCTGTGCTTTTTTCAGTTGCACGATCATAGTTTCTTCGGGCGGCTGCCACTCGTATCGCTGCGCAACGAGGACTGGAACACATTCTTTTGCGCCGTACCAGCCGCTGATTCCAAAGACAACAAGGTCGCCGGGGTTCGGCATCTCTATCAGCTTGTGAAGCATCTCTCTCTCTCTTTCTTCTGTTTGAAAAGCGGGCGAGCAGAACGCTCGCCCGCGAACGCACGCACAACTTACACGCCGAGGAACTTACGCAACCGCTGGAGCAGCGACTGTCGCTTTGTTTTCTCCATGTCTGCGACAAACAAGGTCAGCTGGCGAACTTCCTCGTCAAGCTCGATGATCCGCCGGGCAGCCTCAAGTAGCTGCTCTTCGTGTTCCGAAAGTGTAGGGCGGCAGCTTTCTTCAACCGCAGTGTCGACAAGTCCCTCGATAAGCCGCTCGTCTGCTGCAGGAACTTCGAACTTGTTCGAACCAAGAAGCTCTTCGGAAAGGTAGCCGTAGTCGATGTAGTCACCGATGTCGACGAACTCGTTGATGTGTGTTTTGACAGCGTCTTCAAAGAGGCTGTCAAAATCGATGTCGAGCGTTGCTTCTTGCTCGACGTAGTCTTGAATCGTCTGACGCAGAAGTGAGTCGACGTCTTCGGTCGATCCAAAATAGTCGCTTACTGCTTCAACCCATGCTTGGTAAAGGGTCTCTCCAAGACGCTGTTGGACATTCGTCATCTCTCTCTCCCTAAATGAAAAAAGCCGGCTGTGCCGACTTACGTCAATCGTCCGAAACCACTTTGAGAGTCGGACTCGGTTCAGGTATCGCATCTAGCACGCCGTAGTATGCGATCTCGTTGCGTAGTATCTTAAACTCGTTAGGTGCCTCAATTCCGATACGGACTTGGTCAACACCTATGCGGGCGATCAAAATCTGTATCTTGCCTTGTGGCGTCTCGATAACGACCCCTTCGTCTTTTCGTCGGCCGAGGACTAGCACGCCTGCCTCCTTTCGTTGTGGGTGGCCGTAGGTGCCGCGTGTGCGGCGGTTGCCCCTTCTACTATCGGCACGCCGTCCCTGTCAACTTGAACCGTTCTCGGCCGTTTTTCGAACCCGTGCGGCGCCCTTTATACAGGCGCGTAAAAAAGGGGCAGGAAATCCTGCCCCTTTCCCGGCCATCGTAGCCGATTCCCCCCCTAAGCGTCCTTGCTTACAGTTTCATTGGTACAGAAACCATGTCTCCGCTTCTAGTGTCTTTCGGTATGTCTTTGACTTTTGCCAATACTGGCATTCCGGCAGCGTGAAGCAGTGCGACTGGACTGCTACAGCAAGATTGCTCAATGAAGCTACTGAACTTTGCGTAGATTGTACCGTCAGGATTCCAAGGCAAATTTCTGTCATGCGAAAGCAAGTTGTGCGCAACGTGGCTTTCGTTTAATTCGCCGTGTCCCAGCGTACTTGTCGCTCCAATGTGCTGACACAGTGACGGGTTCGGTTCAAGTATTTTGACATCAGCGACAAGTGCCCATTCGCCGACCATTTTGTCAACGCAGTTGATTCGTTCAATCGGAACTTCAGGACTTCTCGCAGGCCACAAAGATGCAACATCAGACCAAATCAATGCTTGCAAATCATCGCGATGGAAAACTAAAGCAAGCGAATCAGCAAACTTCTTCCCTCGCTTTACGCTAAACACTCCGAGCCATCTGTTTTTCATCTCCCGCTCAGAACTGTACAGGCTCAGAATTCTTCCTTGTGAAGCAAAGGTGTTTATGTAGTCGAGTGATTTGGGATGCACAACGGCATCGTCTTCGCCGAGGCAGACAAACTCTGTTTGTTGTTCAAGCAAGTGTCTTGCCGCGTACATCCAGCTTCTGTAGTGTCCCATCTTTTCAGGAAAGTGTATTTCAGTGAATGGGGTTACGGGCGGAGGGTTTTCCGGTTCACAAAAGACAGTCGGCTTGGCGCCGGCCTCATCCCAAGAGTTAAGGCAAGGCCAAAGCGTCGATTCTTTTCTCGGCGCCGTCGTGATTCCAACGCATAAATCAAGCATTTCTGTCTCCGTTCGTATGACTACTCGTCAATCAGCACACCATTGAACCCGGCAACAATGTCAAGGTTGTTGACGCTCGCGTCGAGCGCCCTGATCTTTACGATAGCAGGACCGAGAATAGAGTGCGGAGTCGTGTACGGCACCGTTTGGCTTGAGGTTCCCGACGTTGACAGACCGAACCGCGACAAGGATCGATAGACAGGATCGAAATCGTCTGGATTGCTCGTCACAAACAGCTCGGCATCGATCGATCCGGTAGTGGATTTCTTCGTCATCGACACATAGATGTCAGTCAGCACAAGCTGCGACCCCGTCGGCAGTCCATAAATCGCCATGAGAGTTTGTGCTTTCCCGGCTGTAATTTGTGCGGTCACCGTCGAATCGAACGACGCCGTCGCTGTGATGTCGCCTGCATTCGTTCGGCCAGAACCAGCGGTCAGAACTTTCATGCGATGGATGATCACATAGTTGTTGCTTGTGGTGACTGGCGTCGTCCCAGAGAGCGAGACAATCTCAGCGACCTCGCCGCTGGTCCAATCTGTTAGACCGAAAATCATAATCGTCTGCGCGCCGGTGCCACCGGACGAATCGTCGGCTGCGTCTGTGCTGACGATGTCATGGGTCTGAGCACCTGTGGGTGCAGACCATGTTCCGCCGCCATCCCACACATCTTCGTCCGCAGAGGTTCCAACATTACTGTTGCGTCCGAATTTGTTAACAGCACTGTAGCCCGGTATTTGGCCTGAAGAAATTAGTACCCCGTCGAGCGGTCTCCAAATTGTCATATAACAATCCACCGTGTCTGATTTGTTGAATATCGCAACTTCAAGCAGTCGTATGAAATCAACGGCTGCTGAGAACTACCGTTGATTGTGTTGCCGTTTCCGTCGATCAATAGCGTGTTTACCGTTGTGTCAACCCGAGCTATTTCAAACGTATCGCCATCCGCTGGAGCAGCGGGCAGCGAAACGGTTATTGATCCAGAGGCAGCTGACGCCTCGTAAAATCCAGTCGCCGTCAACGTACTCGTCGTTGATACTGTGTGCGTTGCAGACGCGATGTCCCCCGGCTCGACGAGACCTGTCACCGTGTTGCACACTAACGGCTGACCGTCGTATGTCGCAGCGTTGGTTAGGTCCAAGTGATTCAGCACGCTGTCGTGCGTGTCGTCTTCTGTCGTGCGATGATCGGCGGCGAAAATGCCGTTGCCAGTCGTCCCGCCGTCTTGAAGAAGGTTCGCTATTTGCGTCTTCAGTGCGGCTGATCCTTACTTAGTCATTTGTCTTCGCTTTGTAATGTTCGCATTTCGAGCACGCCGGCATGTCAGTCCGGTACGGATGTGTTAGCACATCTGTGGTCAGCTTAGCACACCAAAATGTATCTCTAGAGACCGATCGATTTCCGCACGATCGACAACTAACCTTTCCTGTCGTGATTTCACTACGGTAGACGCACGCGACCTTAGCTGGGCGTGACCTGCGTACTGGTGTAGATCGTACTCCGCGATGTGGGCCAATTATTGCCATCATGGACTTTCTGCTTTTAAGTTGCCGCCCCAACCGGCCTGAGAGAATTCTACGCAACAGATGGCCGGCACGCCCCATGTCGCCTGCACAGATGACAGACCGTTTTCGTTCGTCGGGCACTCAGTTTGCGTCAGCGGGAAACCGTCCCATGATTCAAAACCACCCGGCGGGTTGGGATTGTTGCAGCTAACATATAAACGATACTGCTCAACTCCAGCGGCCTCATTGAGTTCACAGCGGATTCGCAAATCAATTATGACTGGAAAGCCGCCCTCGCATTCACAGACAATTGTTCCGTTCCATTCAGTGCCAAATGGATCCCAGGTAAGCGTGCCGCCGCCGCATGGCGTGCCTATGACCCATTCGAGGTCAATACCGAGCGATGCAAGCTCAGCCTGCCAATCGTCGCAACAGACGATTTGGCCGCCCGGCGGAACTTTGCCACAGCAGCAGTTCATCGTATTCAGGTTGTAACCGCTGCTGCCGGCAGACGGGGGGACATCGTTCAGTCCGTTTTGCCAAATTCCGTTGTACTGGCCAAGGGCGTAGTCGCCCAGTTTTCCAATCCACTCAGCGGGTCCAATTACGGGCATGGTTCGCTCGTCTGTCCACAATAAATTCCTTCGACCATGTGCTGATAGTCGGTGATTTTAATACTGCCGTCATCACAACACTGGATCGCACGCGGAATAGAAACGGAAATTGCCTCTCTCTGGAATTGCAGTATTGCGTAATGCGTTTCCGATTTTGTTAAGTTGCTGTATTGCCCTGTCTGGAATGTCTGCATCCAGACAAGTGTTCCCGGTTGTGCAGCACCCTCAAGGGTTTCTCCGTAAATGCCCGTAACTGTTAGCTTGTTAATTTGATACGCAAGCACAGGTTCTTTGTAAAAAATGGGAAGAGTTTCGCCCGGATCGGCTTTCACTGGTGATTGTCTTGGCACGTTGTCAGGATCACCTTCCTCGCCCGGCATGCAACACTGAGAAAGCGGGTCTAAGTTCTCAACGACATACGCACCGAGACCGTTTAAGTAGCAATTAGTCGTCGTCTGCTCCCCATCAACCGCCCCGTCGAAGTCTGGAACTGCTGCCGCACACCCACCGCCATCCCATTCATCGGGTGGCTGGAGATCAGGCGGGTCACCGCATGGGGTGCCCATCGTCCAGTGTGCAGGGTACGCACCCGGATCGTACTCGGTCGCGGGAGGATTGCTTTTCCATGTCCATGTCACCTGATTTTGAGTAGCAGTTTGGCAGTCAGCTGCCTCACCAAATGTAATCGCGGCTGTGCCAATGGCAGTGCCTTCTGGTGGGTCTGGTGGAGGATTGCACAGCAGGCCGCCGTGAACATAAAGATCAGGGCTGTTATTTGGCTCTGTGGCCGGCGTCACTGGATCGCCCGGAGCCTTGGCTTGCTTGTCCCATTGTGTCCCGTTCCATGACCATGCACATTGAATTGCCCAGCAAGGCGGAATGGCATTGCCAAATTCTTCGCCGTCAGGAAGCACGCACGGCAGCGTAACTGTCTGTCCATCCTGAATTCCGGGATAGTCCTGTGGATTCGGCTGCTGTCCGGGCGTTGGTGAAGATCCTGTGTTGCCACCTGTGCATTGGCCGGCAGTAAATTCTCCAGTCGCTTGAGAGTATGTCCACTCTGTGTAACCTGCTACAGGCTGAACAATTCTCGTGTGAGTCGGTTCGTCCTGTGGAGCAATGTTCTCGTTTGCCGGCAGCTCGGGTGGCGCAAGGTCCACAAGGTTCACGCGATACCATCCTCGACCGAGGTAGGCATCGACCATTCCAAGAGTCAGGTCTCCACCAGTATCGGAAGAGAGCACTGCGTATTCGATAAATCTTACTCGATCGCTAGTGCGGTTTGGTGTCCCGTCGTAGATCCTGCAGACAAACACGTCTGTATCATTGACAAGACTGGACAGTGAATACCCAGCGATGAACTTTTCTTCAGCCAGCGATTCAAATTCTTCGTGATCTACCTGTTCGCCTGCCTCGCATTCCATCGCGTCCGGCGCGGCCTCTTCTCGCGGAAGAAGATCCATAAGCTTAAGCTTGTACCATCCATTGCCAATGCGACAGACAACGCGTGCAGGTCGAATGGGCGCTGTCGTGCGCCTGTCCGAACTGTTGTTGTCTATTGCCTTGGCAGACTCCTCGTTAAACTGATCGTGAACCCAGTTGACAGCTTTGCTGACTCTTTCGACGTCTTTTCGATCTTTAAAGACATAGCCGTCAGTCATTGGATAACCCGGAGATTGAGATGGGAATTGTTTCAGCCAGCATATTACATGACGGCTCTGAGGTTTTCAGGGGAAGCGTGGACTTCGACGAGTTCGAAGTCCGGTATCACGTTGTGGCTGATACCGTCTACGATTCTGCCGTAGACATGATTCAAGATGCAATTTTTCTTCGCTTTTTGCCGGGGCCGGGGACGCTTTATCGAGACAACCTGACGTACACCTGTCGGAGTCTTGATGGCCAACCAGCGGGCGACGGGGCATGTTTTCACTGGTTTGCGACCGCGACTTTTTCAAATGAACCGATTGAAGTCGATACATCTGATGATCCAGAACGCTTTGATCCAGAATACCCCGAACGCGACCTGCCTACGATAACCCTTCGGTCAGAAAAGTATTCCAGACCAATGCTGGCTGACTGGAGCGGGAATCCGTGTATCAATTCGGCCGGCGATCAGATGAACCCGTTGCCGGAGATGGTTTTCAAGAATCGTGTAATCGAGTACCAGTGGAAATCGCGAGACTTTCTCGACCTTGTTCCACTCGTCGGCACACTCAATGCGTTTCCGGTAGATGTGTTTGGATATACAGATCCGTATCCGCCGACGATAAAACCGGGCGATCTCGAATCCGATCTCCCGCGGTATGCCGGCTTTATCGAAGACGCAGTTACCTCTGGTCCGTTCGTTCGAAGGTTCCAGAACTCAATTGACCAAGGCGGAAACGGGCTGCCACAAGAGATCGAATATTACGAGCACTCACTGACGCTTTCAATTACCGATGGCGCATTTACTCCGGCCGGCACAGGCTATTTGATCTACGACCCACTCGATGTGATGAAATATAAGAACCTCGCGTTTCCCTTGCCCGGCATTGGCCTTCCGCATCCAAACGGCCATCGTCTGGTTGCAAATGTCGGTTACTACCAAATGGTCGATCACAGAGGCGAGGGTCAGGAAGGATGGGATCCGAACGCATCATACAATGTTGGCGATATCGTCAAGCAAAATTATAAAATCTGGGAAGCGATCAAAGAAAGCGGGCCGCAGGTTCCTGAAGGTTCAGTTCGACCGGGTTCAGATAATCGTTTCTGGATTGTCAAATACGGAGTCATCGAGAAAAAACGGATTCGGTACAAAGACATCGATGACTCACTTCGCGGCGGTGATTTTGACATCGGAGATGACCCAGTTGATGTGCCGCAGTGGCTCGACGAATCTGGAGCACTGGTGGAAGATCAGGGGCCTCCAATTTGGAATTTCAATATCAATCCCAACGTACCGGAAATTGATCCCAATTCACCGCTCAAAATGTGCTTCCTGATGTTTACAGCAAATCAAACAGATTGGGCAGGTTTGAATCCATATGCTAGTCCTGAGCAAGGATTCTGGCCGTTTGCACAGCCGAAGCAACCTGTGCAACCTTAGACGACGCGTGCGGCGCCCAGTCGCACAGCGACCAGACCGCCTCGGCCGATCTTTTTGTTGATTTCTTTCAGTTCTTGAAGCTGTTTGTTTTCAACATCCTCCGTTGTCGATCCGAACTGAAAAAAGCGTTGCGTCCGCGCGGCGGCTGTCTCGTTTGAGATCGCCGCCGCTTTCATGTCTTTCGCAGCCTCTTCGATGTTCACAGCAGCCGCGCGGAACTTGTCGGCCGCTACTTCCGCTTCCTTCTCTTCCTCTTCCTGCTGTGCCAGAAATTTGTCAGCCCGCGCGGCGATCAAGTCGCGGCCGAAAGCAAATCGTGCTTGTGCTTTCTTGATCGCTTTCTCGATATTTCCGCCGAACTGTCCAACGTCATCCTGCACCGGCAGGATTCTGTTCAGAAACGGAATCTTCTTGAATGCCGCATTTGCGATGCCCACTATCTGTGCAAACACCTTCGCCATCTTTAGCGTAATTACTACGCCAATTTCGTCGAAGACGTTTTCGAACAGCTCCTTGATCAGCTGTAACTGTTTTGCAGCGTCCTTGACTTTAATCGCTTTGAACAGCGTTCGAAGCGTCTGCTTTACGCCATTAGCCGCGGAATGAAAGTCGTTGACCGCATCCTTGAGACTTTTCCACCCTTCGACGTACGCAGCCAAAGCGGTGATGATCGCGGCTGGTATTAGTAATGCCAAGATTGAACCCAATGTAGACAGGGCAACGCTTAGAGCAAGGATCGTTACTCCAAACGCCAATGCAACGGATGTTATCTTTAGAAATTGTTTTATCGCTGGGGCCGAGGTCTTCACCAGCCGCGCGATGCCCGTAATTGCCTGACTCAGTTTTGGTAAAAACTGTGTTCCAAACTCTAGAGCAACGTCACCGACTGCAATGCGAAAGTCCTTCAACGCGGAGGCAAACTTTCGGATTGCACCAGCCCTGCTGCTGGATGTCTCTTCTGCTGTGCCGAGAATGCCTCCTCGCGCAAAGTCACGCTGGATCAACGCGAAACGAGCGACCAGCTTTTCCAGTTCGCTTGCTGTCTTTACGTTCTTGCCAACCTTTGCCAGTTCTTCGTTGAGAGCTACCAGCTTCGTGTTAGCAAACTCTTCCAGAGCTTCTTCGCCACGTAGGCCCGAAACCAGCCGGTTGACTGCGTCGTCAATATCGGCGACGTTTGGAGCAGCCGCAGCAAGGTCAGCAGCAGACCCTACGAGTTCTTGTGCCGCCTTTGCTGCGTCGTTAGCGTTAAGCCCCATAGAGCGAAAGAACGCGTTCAGGCGTACGATGCCGCTTCGAATGTCGCGAAAATTAAAGCCTGTAGCCTTTGCCAGCTGCGTTGCGACCTGTTCAGCAACTGCGGCATTCCCTCCAAGCGTCTTTCGGAACCGCAACGCGGCAACTTCTGCATTCGCCGCCTCGCGTGCGAACAAAGCCATTGGCGTAGCGATTGCACCCGCAAGAAGAGTAATCTGTTGTCCGACGGCGGTGATTTTTGTTCCGAGGTTTCGCATTCTCGCTGTCACGTACCGAGCAAACTTGTCAATCTCCTTAATAGCAGTCTTTGAGTTAATCGCCAGTTCAATGAAAGCCTTGCCGGCTTTAATTGCTCCTGCAGATGATCTTGCCATGAGGGATTCCAATGGTTCGAGGTGTCAACTTCTTGCGTGCGACCGGGCGATTTGCGTCCGAGATTCGAAAGCTTACACTTGCCATCGATCGAACTGAAAGGCGAGTACTCTTCAAGATGGGAGCATACACCAGAAAGGTTGCCAAGCGTTCTATTAGAAAACGTAAATCAAAGAGTGCCGCTGGTAGCCCCCCATCGAGCCACGTCGGAACGCTTCGGAACAATATCTGGTTCGCGGTCAGGCCGGAGAAAGTTATTATCGGACCATCTGCACTCCGGTTCAGAAACATACGCCACCTTGAGTATGGCGGTGTCGGATTGTTCTACACCACTCTCGATGATCGTGGGCTTGATACCGCTCCCGTTCGGTCACGAGTACTTGGCTCAAGCAACGGAACTTTTGCCAAGGGCCGATTTAACTCGCGGCCATTCATGCGGCCGGCTGCAGCCGAGACGTTAAAGACGTCAACTCTGGCCTCCATCTGGAGAAACGCTTTGCGGTGACTGGTCCTTGTCCAGACCGAACGCATTCTTTAAGTCTTTGAATGTGGCGGGGATTGCGTTGGCACGTTCTGCGCGTTTGATTTTGTCCTTCTCAGGGTGGAAGTCGGCCATCGTGTACGCTCGTGCCCGCTTCTTCTTGTCGCGGACAATGTTCGCAATCGTCGCCAGAATCTGGGCGGTGTGCGTCCACTCTTCGAACCGCTTGCCACGCACCATCATATCCAATTCGCGCAGCGTAAACGGTCTTGGGTCAATGCCTACAGTGCCGGCTGCTCCCCAGATGGACTTTTCAATTCCTTTTCGAGATCGCTCAGCATTGAGTCGATCGAGCTTTTTAGCTCCTGATTGAAGTCCATCCCTCTCATTCTTTCCGCCGTGTGCTGAAGCATCTCCGTTGTTGTCTTCTGCTGCTGCTCCAGAAGATCGGCTAGTGCCGGATTTCCGGCTTGTAGGAAAAAATCAGACCACGACTCCATGATTGCAACGCGGATATTTCGGAGCGTTTCCGCGTCAATGATTTCGTGAAATGTATCTTCCTGCCCGCGTTCGATGATCTGCTTTTCACAGACGCAGTACGCAACTTCGACAAGCTTGCGAATGTCGATTTGCAACGCGTTTACAGTGTTTGCTACGCCGTTCTCTGCGACGTCCAGCATGTCTAAGTCACACGTCGCTTTGACAGTTTGAATTGTTCCAAAGTCCAAACGGACGGCCCAGCTCTGGCCGTCCGTTGTTGTAAACGATCGCATATCTCTCTCTCTTTCCTCTCGTTACGGTATTGGCGTCACTACCCATGCGGGAGTTGTGCCCGGTGCGACAACCAATGTCACATCTACTGTCATCCCTTCTTCTAGTTCTTCGTTGCGGGTAAAGTTTGTGACGTCCATCGTCGCCCGCAAGCCTTCTTTGCCGGAGACACTAATATCCCCGTCGAGGATCAGGACTTCAACCGGCTGGTTATCAGCAAAAAACGTGTTCTTTAACGCTTGCACGCCCGGATCGCTTGCATCCCACAGAATTGTAAACTCAGGAGTAGCTTCACGAAGTGTTCCGAGCAACTGACGCCATCCAGATGCACAACGCGAAGTTACGTCAGCTGTAGATTTCTCCAGCGAAAGCGTTACGTCTTGTGCAAGGCAGACCTCTGTCCAGACAGGAGTCTGTACAGTGCCTGTGTTGATGTAGATTTTTCCTTCCAGACCGAGCGTTGCCATCTTCTTTCTCCTTAGACAATGACTTTATAGAACGCTTCGATCACGGAGACGGCTGCGTTGTCTTCTCGAAGCTTATCAAAATCAAATGTTGGACTGTTGCCCAAGTCTACAAGCTGAAGCTGTATTGGATCGAGTGTTTGTCGCTCGACAATAACGTCCGCGTTCCCTTCGAGCGAGCTAATGGCTTCCTCGACAAGAACGCTGAAGTCGACCATTTCTTCTGTTGTATTTTTCAGCCGCTGCATCAATGCAAGGCTTACGTTGTAAGTGTGGCTAAACGATCGGCAGCGTGCGTTAATCTCAATTTCACGGTCTGGTACGGAAACCAACAGCTTTGGTTCAAAGCCGGCGATACGTGTGTCAAAGTCGGGAACAAATGTTAATTCCCATGTTGATGGCCAAGGCTGGCCGTCTGTCATCATTACTGAATTCAGAAGTTCAGTAACGCTGGTTCCTACCTCGCCAAACGCAGGGCTTTTGTTCGTCATGTGCTACTAACTCGATTAGTGTGCACTCGGAGAAAGTAGTCGAATCCGTCGCTTCGCACCTGCTCAGGCTGAGAAGTGTTCGGTAATACGAGATACTTTTCTTGCTTGATTCCACGAACAGTTCTCGTGATTACATCGTCACGCTGCGGTGTGATCTCAAAACCATCGTGGACAAGCTGGCGTCTATCAAAGATGAAGTCGTCCGTTTCAGCTGTAACAGCTGCTCCGTCGCCGACAGTGTCGACAATGCTCGTTCCGATGGTAGCCGAGAGGGCAATGCTAAATTGACCCTCTCGGCTGTATGTGACTGTCTCGGATACGGATTCAACCTTCCGGTCGTTAATCCAAGACGCCGCCCATCGAAGCATGTCTCGCATCAGGCTGTGTATGCGTAAGAAGGCGAAATGTCGACACGCACAACAGTGTCAGAAGCTGCTGCGGCTTTAGAAACGACGCCGTGAACTGCCCCTGCGGTCGCAGCAATCATTTGCGTGCCGTTCCACTGAACTTGATCTCCGACAGCGAAAGGTGTGGCTCCGTCAGTCGGAAATTCGAACGAGCCACGAACAGCAATTGCACCAAGCTTGTTGGCTTTGATGTCAATGTTTGTGACACCAATATTTGAACCAAGAACGACAACCGTTCCGGCTGCAGTGTCAGATCCGGGAGTGTAATCCCAGATTCGACTTTCATGAATGTACTTCGCCATTTTATTTAACCTCACTTTGAGTTGTTTGTTGTCAAAAAAAAATGCGGCTTAAGAGTGTCCCGGCTCCTGCCGCCCGTCTTGCCGGGCCAAGAGTCGACGTCCTCGCTACGCTCCGGCCGACTTTGCGGAACCGCGATGGTCCTGCATTGCTACGCCGAAGTCATAAACGACTCGCCACTGCATCCCCAGAGTGTTGAAATCGGTTTCGGCTGAATCCAGCATCGGGGTGTTGCGCCCACGAAGGTACGCAAGCTGAATAGCCGGCACGTCGCTTGGATTGGCAAACAAGTACCATGCTGTTGAAGAACTGCCAGTAAGGTTCTGGCTGTTCAGGTAAGGCGTTGTGGCGATGCTGTACTTGCCAACGTGCGGATTTGTGTCCGCTGAAGGCGTGCCCGCTGTCGTCGTCTCGTTCACATGCGTTGCCGTCATCAACTGTTCGGCGACGGTCTTGAGACTCGTCGGAACGAGAAGGATCTGCGGCTCAACCAAGATCGGATCGCCGGCTGGATCGGTCTGATCCAAGAACAGCTGCTCCAGCTCGGTAATTCCGCCGATCGACAGATTCGTGCTTGCGCCGGAAATGAAGTTTGCATTTCCTACAGAGTAAAAGTTGTTTCCAGTTTCAGGAGAAACCGGGTTCGACAGAAGCAGGCCAAGCACAACTCGCTCACGGGTCAACGCTGCGGCACGGCCCATAATTCGAGGAATCTGTGCAAACGCAGACAAGTCGTCGTTTACCATCATCTCGCGAGTCAAAGCAAGCATACGTGCATAGGTCTCGACCTTGTTCTTGAACTCCTGCTCCTGCAGACTTGTGTGCTTGATTTCGCCGTCCGGGCCAAGCTCTTCGAGCTTGTCAGCACCCAGCAGACGGTATCGAGCGAACTCCTTGAAGTCGTTCGTCGAAGTCTCGTCAGCGATCGACGGGACAACGGTGTTGATCGAACGGTAGGCCGCCAGCATGGCTTTGTTTGCCATGTTGGACAGAATGCCGCTCAGGCTCACGGTTGAGAATCCACCGCCACCGCCGGCGGCCTGCAGACTCTGATCAGCACGCAGGACAATTCGGATCGTGTCGTCACCGACGCGATCAAATCGAGCGTATTGCCCTGAAGCCTTCAGGGTTTCGAACATGACAGTCTGAATACCGGCTTCGCGGAAGCGAACACTGTCAGCCGCACTCAGGGCTTCGTCGCTGAAATCTTTTTCGTCGACGGGTAGGCCGGCAGAACGCATCAGGGACGCAGTCAAAGCCTGAGCTTCAACGTCACCATACTCGGTGTTGTGAACGTGCCCAGCAGGGGCCGTATTTGACCGTGAGGCACGCAGGACTTCGAGTTCGGCCTTTTCGACGCTCCAGCCCTCTTCGACGGCTGTGGCCTGAATATCCGCGTGGTCCTTGGCAACTTTCTGGATGCCTTCGACACGTCGGATCTCGGCCGAGAAAGCCTGTCGGCTTGAGGCGACAAGATCGGCCCCTTCGGCCGCAGGCTGGCGATCTGGTCCAGATGCACTTGCTGCGGGTTCCGGGGTCAGCGAGACGGCCGGTGCGCTCGCTTCGACCTTGACGGCCTCATCGCCTTCGGCTTTGAAGCCGTCAGCTTTGATATCATTTTCCCAAGCGGAACGCAAGGTTGAGAGTTGCGATTCGCTTACTTCGTCACGGTTGAAGCCGTTGGCTTCGAGCCACGCATTAAATTTCATTGCTTTTCCTCCACCAGACGCCGCCACGGTTGCCGACGTCTGATCATCGGCTCCAATTGCGACAAATGAAACTTCGCCGAGCTTTGCTCCGCGAGCAACATAGACCGGACCAGAGAAGCTGCGGCCATTTACCTTGACCGAAGAACCCTTGTCCACAAACTGCATTCTCCCACTTTTGGCTCCGATTGAAGCCTGCCACGGGAAACCATTTAGACTGCTTTCAACAATTGTTTTGGAGTCGACCGTGCCGGCACTTATCACTCCTTCAATAAGGATGCGGCCGTTGGCCTTCATTTCAATATTTGTCGTATGTCCGACCGGCCGACTTGGATCGTGATCCGCAAGAATCGGAATCGAAGAAGCCATCGCTTTCATCTTGGAAACGTCGACGACAACTGGAACGCCAAAGCCAAGGTTCATCTTGCCCCCGGTGTAGGCGGTCATGCTGAACGCTTTCAGCCGGCGAGGAGCCTGTTCTTCTGCGTCGTTTTTGCTTGCTTCAATGTCGTGAAGCTCTACCGCTGCACCGGCAAATGAAAACTCACTCGGCGCCGCTTCGGCCAGAAGGTTCAGAAGTTTCTTCCTCTTCGATTTCTTCTTCCGACTCAGTCTCGGCATTTGTTTCTCCACTGGCTGGTAGGGGCAGTCCAAGTTCTTCGCGTTGGTTCAGGTTTTCGGACATGCGGCGGTAAACCTCTTGAGTGTCTTCGCCACTGTTTGCCCAGTACTTATCTTCGTCAAGAAGGCCAGCGTTAAATAGTGCCACAGTCGCATTTGCTTCTTTCACCGGATCGATAATTGGCTGGCCATCCCACAGCCACCTGTGCGGAATAGTATCCGGCAGAACAGGCAGATAATCAGGAATAAGGCGGGCTTCGCTTAGCCACGCGAAAAACATTCGGTCGAGCATTGCTCTTTCAAAGTAGTTTCTTTCGACCTCGATCATTCGGAAAAAGATTTGCCAATCCAGCCGGCCGCTGGCAAAGTTGTATTCGCTGCTGTTCCCGGCCGCTACGTTGAAAGGCACATTTAAGCATCTGGCAATTTCATTAAGTACTTCGCGTTTGAATTCCGCGTAAGTGGTTGTCGGGTGTTCTGGTTTCAGCTGCGAGATGTCCCAGCCGTCAGGAAGGTTCATCACGGCGTTGCGCTCAAGGTCGAACGGCTGGAACGCTCCGCCGTCAATCTGTGCCGGCGATTGGTCAGAAGGCATCCGGCTGTGGATTACCGCTTGCCAGTAGGCAGCCGACGTCGCTGCTTCGAGCGTTGCCATTGTGTATTGGCGTAAAATTGGAAACAGCGGGAGTGCCGGTGCTGTTTCGGGGATGCCACGCTTCTGGCCGGGCCGATCCACTCTAAACAAATGAATGACTCGATTGGCAGGGAAGGCGGTCGCATCGAGACTGGTTCCAAGTCCGCCCGGATGATCGAGCAGAATATCGTAACGAGTCGGGTTGCCCACGTTGTCATACCAGATACCGTCGATGTGCCGGTTCTCGTCATTGACATAGTCACCTTCTGGACTTGAGCACTGCTCCGCTTCGAATAGCTTAAAGTCAAGCTTTACAGGCGAAGGGTTCTGTCGGTTTGTCACCTCAAGAAAGAAGACTTCACCGTCTACAGTCTTCGACATCTTGGCCGTACGTGCCTTTTCCGGTCCACCTATAGATCGAAACCAGCCGTTAAACTCGTTCTGCACGAGGCGGTCGATTTGTTCGTTCCCTAAGTCGACCCGGATAGACGGCCCGCGACCAATCGTAAAGTCTGCCAGCGAAAGAACAAACCCTTTCCCATACGAATTTGATTCCTGGCATTCGTAGCGTGATCGTTGTCGAAGTGTTGCACGTACGAGAGGATCGCCAGCAGCCGCAGCAGATAGCGCGTCGGCACCTGACCAAAGATTCTTGTTGTTCCCCGTCGTTCTCGCAGCATCCCATTTGGCTCGAAGGTCGACCGTCTGACGGTGACCCATGAATGCCCGGTAAGCTGCTCGTATTCCTTCGAACATAAGATTCTCAGTAAGTAGGTGGATGGCAAACCTTGCCGACACGGATTCCGCCAAAGATGTTCTGCGGCTGTGTCGGCCTTTGTGCAGCGTCCCTGTCAGCTTTCCACTTTTCAAAAGCAATCAAGTCAGGAAGCGAATGAGTCTGCACGTCTTGGCTGTCAATGACGACACGGCGCGGACCAGCCGCCTGCTCGTCAATTGTTCGCTCTGATTGGTTTTCTGCCATTTTGTTCTTTCATTGCCCGGCCGGAGAGTGCGTGCTGGCTCCGGCCGGGCGAGAGAGAGATGAGCCTTGAGGGCGTCATCGACCCCCAAAACTATCTCCGCGGACCCAGAATGTCACCATTAGAAGCGTTTTTCACTCCGTCGGCGATACGAAAATGGTCATATCTGACCTTTTGTCTTCTCTGCAGCCTGTTCTCGCGTCTGAATACGACGTCCGCAGTTCCGGCATATTCGCGTCCTGCGAATCCAGTTCATGTGTCGGCTTGTTTTGTAGACGACAAGGTGCCTGCAGCCGCAGTCCGGGCACTCAATGCCTTTGACCTGTTTGTCGACTGCCATAATCATCTTCGTCGCTGCGGTATCTGAACGACTTTACGCTGCGTAGCTCCGCCGATCACGCCACCCCCTGTCGAGCCAAAAGTGCATCCCAGCATTGAAGCCGCAACGCTACAGCCAACTACTCCATCAAACCAGTGGTTGTCAAAGTGTTCCGGCTTGATTTTCCATTCGTTGACTTTCCGGTTTCGTCCTTCTGTTGGCACGAAGTACTCACTCACCATGTGATCTCCGAATAGGCGGTGAGTCGCCGGCTTCTCGCCCCATACCGAGAAGCAGCCGGGATCTCCGAACGAAGACGCGAATCGCTGACTGACGAATGTCTTCCAGAAGTTTGTGTCGTAGAGAACGTGCGGAACTGCACGCTTGCCGCGCGTTGATGGCACACGCCAGTTGAAACCAACCTGCTCCCCCGGTTTCTTTTTGTATTCGGACCAAGGCGTAGAACTCGCACCGACGAAACGGCCGTGAGTCGGTGATATGATCCCTGCAAATGGGGTCTGCCGGCAAAACTCGTACACCACATCCGTGCTGACGCCCCAGTTTGCGTCGATCAGGATTCGCTTGTTCCGCTCGTAGGATCCATCTTCACGGCGGTATTCCCGAGTCGCCAAAAGCAAGCTCAAATGTTCGAGAGCGTTGTAAATCTGTGCCTCGATGCCGACGCCCGGTTTCATGTGCTCGATCGTGTGGCGAAGGTCGCGAAGCGTGTAATACCGTCGTTTCTGGTCAGGCCACGTACCATAATCAATCACGTACCCGGTGAAATCTTCCTCGAACCCCATTGTCACGTAGAACAAAGCCTTCTGCTGAACGTCGACAAAGGTTGTGACGCGATCGGCGTTCAGCGGCAAGCATAGATGGTCCAGCTTGTTCAGCTTTTCACAGACCTCGTCAGGATTAAGTATTGTCTGTGTATCCGTCTCGGGCGGGATCGGGTCGTTCTGGTACTCAGCGAAGAACGCGTGCTCGTTCTTGTAAAGCAGGTTCATGGCGTGCTGAATCGCGGACAGTTCGTCATGGTTGTAACGCTCGGGCCAAGCCGGCAGGGCGCCTTCATCCATCTCATCCTTGTGAGCGCGGTAAAACTTCGTTGCTTCTTTCGTATCGCCGTCTGTTCGCAGGCACTCCGCGCGGATGCTGGCGTACTCGTCCCACAGTACCTCGTTTTTCGGCATCGAATACATAAGCTTGGTTGTCTCGCCCTGCCAGTCAGGGTGCTTCTGACGATCCAAAATGTTATGTGCCATGTCACCCTCTCGAATAACCGTGCACGGCATTACGCCGGACATCTTCTGCCCCGGCCCGGACAGGTTCAGGATCGCACCAGAAAGCACTTCTTCACGCTTTTGACACTGCACGTTAGATCGAGCGCTGTCGTCTGTTTGGGGGTCATCGACGATTACGAGTCGTGGCCTGACGGTTTGACCATCTCCCCGCTTGTGCTTCATTCCGCGAACGCGGCCGGTGATGCCTGCCACCTGTATCAGTGCACCGGAAGCGAGAGAGCCTTCGACTGTCGGGAAGACAACCATCTTTTGCTTCCACTGGATTCGCGTCCTTTTTCCATTTGACGTCTGGCCGGCACATCGGCCCGTGATCCCTTCCAACGCCTGAATCGGAAGACAGATCTCGGGAAAGTCCTCCGTAAGCAGATCGTTTGTTTCGTACTCCGTCTTGATAGAAGTCAGCATCTCTTCAGCATGCTGCTCGCTGGCTCCTACCAGTGCGACGTAGTTATGGTGACCAAAGTTGATTGCCCACTCGCACGCTGCTTCGCACAAAGACGACTTTCCCGATCCACGCGGCATCGCCAGAGCGAACAAGCCGCCCTCAAGCGTTGCCCGCTCCAGCTTGTCAATCACCATTAAATGATCTTCCGACCATTTTAGGTTAAACGTCTCCGGCTTGTACGTCTCGCAGTACAGCTTCAAGCTACGCTCACAAGCCAGACGGCGTTCCATATTGGCCGGCTTCGGCATCTCTCCAATGTCACGGCCGGCGGAAGACATCTCGCGAATCCGCTCGAGCGAGATCTGCTTCTGCCGCTCGTACCGTTCATCCGCGACTTCGTACTTGTCAACAACTCTGTCAAACAGCCACGCAGCTACGCGGTAAAGGTTGAACCGTCCGTTCTGGTCCATTACGTGAAACCCGCCCTCGTTGGTCAGCTTCCGCAAGAATTGCTCTGTGACCATCTGGCCGGCGGGAGTCGAGTTGATCAGCCGAATCAAATCGGACTGACGCAATTCACTCGGGTTGATTCTTCGCTTTTCGTTGGGCGCCACGGGTCATGAACTCCTGCGCAAGCCATGCAGTCAGATGCAGAAGATTAGTTTTACCCGCATCGCCGTCCGCACGGATCGAATTGACTCGACGAACCATCTCTTCACTGGAACGCTTCGCACCGTGATCACGCAGCAGCTTTGCAAGCTGCTGATCCGTCATCGCAGATGTTTTTACAGACATTCGGTGCGCTCAGCTTTCTGGCCCGTGTAGTTCTCCCACCGTTCTACGATGACATCGCAGTATTTAGGATCAAGCTCAATTCCGTAGCAAGTTCGGCCGAGCCTCTCAGCCGACAGAAGCGTTGTCCCTGACCCAAGAAACGGATCGACAACGATCTGGCCCGCATCACTTGAGTTGTGCATGAGGTAGCTGAAAAGCTCCGTTGGCTTCATTGTTGGATGCTGCGTTGATCTCGTAGGTCGATCAAAGCGGAGCGTCGTCACTTGGCTTCGGTCGCTGTTCCATGTATGTGCCTCGCCGGCAGTCCAGCCATACAGACACGGCTCGTGCTGCCATTGGTAATCTTGCCGGCCCATGACCATCGTATCTTTCACCCACACGAGGCACTGGCGAAGATCGACGCCGTTATCTAGCAACATGCCTTGGAATGCGTAGGATTCCGTATGAGCGTGCCAGATGTAATACGACGAACCGGGAGCCATGACGGAAAAAGCATTTGCAAAAGGAACATTAAGCCACTGGCGGAAGTCTTCGCCGTGCATCTCATCGTTTTCGATGGTCAGGGCTTTTTCGGTCTTGCCGACGTATGCAACGCCGTAAGGCGGATCCGTCAACAATAGATTCGCTTTCTCACCCTGCATCAGGGCATCCCAAGCGTCTCCGTTTCCACTGTCAGCACACATCAGCCGATGGCGGCCCAGCTTGATGAGCTGCCCCGGTTCCGAAATTGATTCGCTTTTCAAATCAGGGACAGCTTCGTCAATTTCATTCGCTTCAATTTCATTCGCGTTATCTGGTGCCGGCTCATCTGGAAGTTCGAACTCCAGCCAATCCGTCTCAACGTCCATCTGCTCCAGCTCGGCCAGCTCGACAGCGAGAGCATCAAAGTCCCATGTCGAATACTCAGCCGTTTTATTGTCAGCGAGGCGGTACTCTTTTGCCTGCGACTCAGTGATATCCGCCACATGAACGGGAACACTTTTCAGCTTTAACTTATTCGCCGCCTGCCATCGTGTGTGTCCGGCAATGATTACAAAATCACCATCAACCACGATCGGCTGGCGAAATCCGAATTTCTGGATTGATTCGCAGACTTTATCGACAGCTGCCTCGTTGTTTCTTGGATTTCGATCGTATGGGACAACCTTGTCCAGAGCTACATCAAATACAGCAAGCGACTTCGATGCGCGGGGCTTTCGTTGAGTTGTCATCTCTCTCTCTCTGTAAAAATGATTTGCAAAATTTATTCGTACAGAGAATATCAAGAAATGGCGGCCGATGTCATCCGTAACAGTCGGCCGCCATCAGCAAAGGTTGGCTACGATGTGATGTCGTACAATCCCCTGCCAGCTCGCTTGAATCGAGACTCAGATCCTTTGACCTGAATTTCTTTGTTGATCGCAGCGTTCAGGGTGTTTGCAGGCGTCTTGCCATTGCCTTCCCATCCGTTGGCCTTGGCGTACTCAGCAATGTCTTTGCATCGCATAGGTTCGCCACTCGCAGAAATCGCGTCTACCGCGTAGTCAAGCAAACCCCATCGGTTTTCGCCGATTGACTTTTCTTCGATCGACTCCTCGGCTTCATCTTCTTCATCGTAAGAATCTTCCAAATCAATAACCATCTGCTTGAGCTTTGCTTGGCATCGCATACAGGTGACCCCGTCTTTGTCATCGGCGACTTGGCCGGCTCGACCGCATAACGTCGAGTTTGTCATCCCTTCCGCATACCAGTGCAGCTTGCGCTCTTTTGGCATAGTTCACTCTCCCAAATTGTAAAAGAACAGCGCGCCCACAACGGGTGCACACGTACTCTTATCGGCACAACGGGCGCCCGTACGTTAGCCAAACCGTCCAAAACAACAAAGAAAAAACGGACGCGATACACGCCCGTATTTGACGCCCGTAACGCGTTCACGTGTGAACGCGGCCGGAACGTCGTCGGAACGGCCGGAGGGACGTGTGCGACGTTTCACGGGCGTTTCACGCGAAGGCCGACTGTAGCCAACACGCGGCCAAAACTGCCGGAGATTGACTGATGCTTAAAGATCAAAAAAAGCCCGCCACCGATGGTCAACCGATGGCGGGCGTGGGCTGATCAGGCTTTAGTGGCGATCTGGGTTCCAAATTGCAGAGTTTTCATGACAGGTTTGAGTCCAATCTTTACCGAACGCACGAGCAGCAAGTTGTCTCGCGTGATTGTAGCCCTGAAAAATCATGTAATCCCAGTCGAAGATTTCTGTTGCGTTAGACGGCTCCATCAAGCTGTTGGCGATCGTTGCCATGAACAACCGGCGAAACCAGTACATATGCCGGCGAAGCGCCGGTGTTTTGCGTTCGGTCGTTCCCCATATCGGCTCATCAAAGTAGCTCGCTGCGACACAGTCCCACATCGCGTGCATCACAAACGCCAATGCGCCACATTCAGACACTTCTTGCTGAAACGAGATTTGAAAGTAGTTTGTTTTCAACGGGCATGCCCCATCTGATCGCATGTTGAAATGTGGAACAGCGGAGACATACGCTAACAACGTACTCATGTGAAGATCTTGAAAAAGGTCTTCGTCAGAACTGAATTGCTCGGGCGAAAGCATGTCTGGGAAGCTGGACTCCATAGCAACTTTTACGCGACGGACGAATCGGCCAAACATCGGGTGATTCCAACCGCCTCCCTTTTCATCAAAGCACACCGCTAACAGTTTCGCGTACTCGTCCAGAAAACGCGAAAATGTCGTCGCGTCGTACAGCGAGTGGTCTTCTAGGTACATCCGTACGATCGAGCGAATCACCGGCGGGATACGTGTCTTTTCGTTTTTGAACCTTTCGACAATCTTTTCCCGGCTATCTGACATCTTTGTGCCTCCCGTAAATTAAAAACAGAACATAGAGGCACAACGCGCGCCCCTACGTTCTGTTTCGGCACAACGGGCGCCCGTACGTTAGTCAAAACGGACGAGAAACCGGAAAATCTAAGAAAACAGGTGCTTCTTTACCCATTCGCACAGCTGGTCATACACCTTCTGTTTTGATCCCTTGAATCCGAACTCATCCTTGACGATCGCGTAGGCCGATCGGCCGCGTCGTTTCATCCCTTTAAGCTCAAGGCTCAATGCACACTTTAGGGCAAGGATTCGGGCATTCCTGACATTCTCTTCGCCTTCGATAACTGTCACCACTGCTTCCTCCAATCTGAGAGTAAATGAGTAATCAGAAACAAGAGTCATTCGCACATGCTCCGAATATGTTGCGTTGCAAAAAGCACCAGCACTCGCTGGCCGGTCATGTCGAGCGAGTTTAAATCCGGGCAAAATCCGCCGCCCTCCAGCCAATCCTGCAATGCTTTGGCCAGCTCAAGGCATCGGTCTTCATCGCGGTCGTCCCAGTTTGTGAACTCACGCAGAATCTCTTTAAGTGTTGCATTCGGGTCCATATCTCTAACCTCCTACTGCAATTTCCTGAAGCCGCTGTACGTGCCAAACGATCACGTAAGCAAACGGTGCAACAATTCCCAACCCCATCAGCAGGCCGGTCAGCAAAGCGAGCGCATCGCCAAGCAATTCGCGTCGTGTGAATTCTCGCATCTCTCATCTCCCGTCTTGGTTTCGTGTTCGGCGCCCAACAAAAAACGGGCGACCGTTATGCTTATCGGCACAACGGGCGCCCGTACGTTAGCCAAACCGAAACTATTCCTCGAACATCTCGTAAAGCTGTTTCAGTTCGTCATCTCACATCTCTCCGTTCTTCAGAATTTGGTAACAGATTCCCCAGACTAGCGCATATCGCGAGAACGCAATTCGGTTGTCGTTCTTCTCATCCTCGTTCTCCGCTTTCAACTTCTCACGCATCGCAACACTTCGAAACAAGTAATCATCCGCGGTGCATCTTCCCTCGATCTCGTAAATGTCTTTGAATCTTCGGCAGTACGCCTTCTGGTAAAGCGTGTAATGCCGCGACTTCAATCCCTTCGCATGGTGGCCCTTGCGAATGTCTCGAACCAGATTCGCGACTTTCTTTCTTCGTTTGCGAAGGTTTTCGATGTCTTTCACTGCATCCGACCGTTTCGGACGTGGATCCGATAAATTGCCCTTCCGAACAACAATTGGCATCTCTCTCTCCTTGTGAATCCAAAAAGCCGGCCGCAGCGCAACGCACGCTACGGCCAGCCCAAAACGGGAGGTCAATCTCCGAGAAGCTCTTCAAACCAAACCTCTCGGAGCGTTTCTACGCGATATCGTCGTCTCCGTATATTCGGTACAGCTCGACCAAAAGCTTCCGGTAGCTTTCGCCCGTAATCCAATCCGTGCAGTCCAAGTAGCCGGGCGCCGCCATTCGCCCGATCCAACCGTTGATCGGCTCGCTTATTGACTCTACTCGCTCCGGGAAGACGGGATCTTGGTAGATACCGATCACGTCAGCCGGCACGATCTCAGTCGATCCGTCTTTCAGCTCGACCTCGTGGTAAATCATCCTCTCGATCTGCGGCCGCATATGTTGGCCGATGCAAGCGTTGCTCCAGTTCATAGCCATCTTGGTTTCGCTTACTGCACTCATATCTCACTCCCCTTCTTTGATGACTTTTGATTCGCCGCCGAACACTTCGACGTTTATGGAGCCTACGCGGCATTCCATAAACGTCGAAGTGTGTACGTACTTCCGAGTTGATGTCTTCTTCCACGGCCCACGAGCGATGCCCGGATAGATTTGCTCACCGATGAAGAAGAATACTTCTCCAACCTTCAGGTCTTTAAAGCGTTTCATCGTACAACCATCTCCTTCAGTCTCTCGACATGCCAAACAAGCACGTAAGCAAATGGCGTCGTTATTCCCAGCCCGAGAAACAAACCAAAAGCACAAGCAGCCAAGTCTCCAAGGAATCCATTTCTCATCTCTCTCTTTCTGTGTTTCGTGTTCGGCGCCCAACAAAAAACGGGCGCCCGTTATGTTTATCGGCACAACGGGCGCCCGTACGTTAGCCAAACCGTCCAAAACACAAAAACAGACGAATACGAAAATGATTCGCACACATTGGCAATTTCAAATTATTGAGTTTTGATTTGGCCGATGGTGTTCGTATGGATTCGCTCAGATTCAGTCGCGATTGGCTTAACGATTTGCTTGTGATGCCAGGATTGATTCGCCCCCGATTTCGGTAATTGATTCGCTCTGATTGATTCGTTCGATTTATCTGATTTTGATTCGCACTGATTCGATCAGATTGCGATTTCCAAAAATGATTCGCTCAATCGCATGCGCTGGATCGGGCGCGATGCAATTGCGATTCCATCTGATGCTTAGCGCGCGAAAGGTTAGCGCGCGAAAGGTTAGCGCGCGAAAGGTTAGCGCGCGAAAGGTTAGCGCGCGGGGCGAATTGTAATTGTTGCAAACCGCGAGTTTGAGCTAAAGAAACCAGCCGGAAATGCCGACTACGCGTGCGCGGCTGTCAATTTAAATAGGGCGTCTGTTTTTCGGTTGTTTCGGGAAAACGTACCGAAAAGCTAACGTCGCGTCTGCGTTGTGCCGATAACTGTAGTGACGGCGGGAAACACCGCCACAACGAAAACCCAAACGGAGAGAGAGATGACTGATTACACAAGTTTCTTGGCCGACGCGCAGGGTAACAACGGACGAGGCGGGGACGGACTGCTTAGCCACGTGGTAGCCTTCTTGGAAGAACAACCGTCTGACGTGGATGGCACCGGCAAACCTGCGGTTTGGTCCTGCAAGCAGCTGGTAGCAGCTGCGTTAAAACGCGGTTGGACAACGACCGGCGCAACACCCCACCAGACGTTGTCAGCGCAGCTTCAAAGACACGTGTCACGACCAGACGCGCGTGTCGTCAAGGCTGGACCCGGACGTTACGTGGCCAAGGCTGTTGTCGAAACTGCCATAGCAGCTGCGAAAGCCCCCGCAGTAGTGGAGCCGACACGCAAGAAACCGACACGCAAGGCTAGCTAGTAGCCATACAACGCAACGCACAACGCCCGACAGGACCAGCGCCTGTCGGGCGTTTTTTTGCGCGCGTTGCAATTCCTTGGTGCGCGAAGAATCTCCGTCCGGGCGAAGCATCGCGCGCGGAATCTCGGCATCCGAAACATCGCGCGCGGAATCTCGGCATCCGATGCTTCGCGCGCGAAGCTTCGCGCGCGATGCTTCGCGCGCGGGTCCTTAGCGTGCGAAGGATCGGCCGCAT